CCCTCGCTACCCGCGAGGCAGGCCGGTTCGATTCCGAGCCGGGCGCTTTAGTAGATAGCCATGACTGACAAACCCGTACATACTAAAAAGCCACTAACGCGGCCGTCAGTCGTCCAGATAGAAGACGCTATCCGCAAGTCTGCAGGCAACGTCACCTATGCGGCTAAGGCGCTAGGCGTTGGCCGCACGGCGCTCCACGCCCGCATAGCTAAGTCACCCGACCTTCAGCGCGTGTTGCAAGAAGAACGGGAGGCGCTAGTGGACATGGCCGAGAGTGCGCTGCGGGCTGAGGTGCTAGAGCGCAATATGACGGCCGTCATCTGGACGCTGAAGGCCAGCCCGGAGGCCAAGCGGCGCGGGTGGGGGGAGCGCACCGAGGTAACCGGCAAGGACGGTGCGCCGCTAACCATCGCTATCGTCAATGTGGACGTGGATAAGGTATGACCGTCGCGGCCGTTATCCAACGAGCACGAGCAGGATTCACCCCTTACGGCGGCGCGGCCCGGTTCATGTACTGCCATGAGCCGGAGGTCATCATTGGCGGGCCATACGACACGGGCAAGACGATAACGGCCCTTAACCGCCTCCACCTGCTGCTGTGCAAGCACGCCGGGGCGCGGGCGCTGATGGTTCGCAAGACGTATCAATCCCTGATTCAGACGGCCGTTGTTACCTACGAACGTAAGGTGTTACCCGCGCCGCCCGACACGCCCGGCTGCCCTGTTGATCGCATGGGCGGCACGCGCCCGGACTGGTACGACTACCCTAATGGGGCGCGGCTGGTAACCGGCGGGCTAGACAACCCCGGCAAGACACTATCCTCGGAGTATGATTTCATCTACGTCAATCAGGCTGAGGAGTTGACGGAGGACGAGTGGCAGGCGTTGACCCGCGCCGCCAGTGGCCGCGCCGGGCACGCGCCCTACTCGCAGGTCATGGGCGATTGCAATCCCGACGTGCCCGACCACTGGATTAAGACACGGCGTCGGGTGACGTTCATCGAATCGCGCCACGAGGAAAACCCAACGATATTTGACCAAGCGACTGGGGAGTTAATCGCGCCCGACAGAATGGCTGCGCTTGACGCCATGACCGGTGTGCGTTACAAGCGTGGCCGTTTGGGGTTATGGGTGGGCCGCGCCGGCCAGGTCTACGAATTCGACCCGGCTATTCACCTGATTGACGCGGCGGCTGTCCCTCCGCTTGTACGCCACTATCGCGCTATTGACTTCGGCTACTCTAACCCGTTCGTATGCCAACTGTGGGGCGAAGATAGCGACGGCCGCATTTACCTGCTACGCGAGATTTACCAGTCACAACAGACGGTGAACCAACTTGCGCCGCAAATCACGGCCATGAGCGCAAGCCATACCGTAACGGCCACGATTGCCGACCATGACGCCGAAGACCGCGCCACTCTGGGCGAACATGGTATCAAGACACTACCGGCCGACAAGCGGATTAAAACGGGGCTAGACGCCGTAACCGAACGGCTGAAGGTGGCCGGCGACGGCAAGCCCCGGCTCTACATTGTGCGTGATGCGACGCTAGGCCAGGACACGCGACTAGCTGAAATGCGCCGACCGGTGTCCACCGAGCAGGAATTCCCCGGCTACGTTTGGCCGGACACGAAAGCGGGCCGGGCGGCCGACGAGTTGCCGGTCAAGGCCGACGACCACGGCCTCGACGCCTTGCGCTATATGGTCATGTATCTCGACGGCGGCGCGGGGCCAACTGTACAGGTAACTAGCTATGTTCAACGCAATATTTCAACACCCCAACGGTCGCGCCGCTAACGCGCCGGTCAATCCCGCGTCGTTGGCCCTGGCCCAATGGCAGGCCGCCGACTATGACGACCAACAGCGGCACTACGTCGCTCTCAGAGAGTGGTACGACGGCGATCACAAGGTGCCGTTGACCGACCGCCAACGGGAGTATCTTGGCCTTAACGCCGGTTTCCCGTGGTCGATGAACTATCTGCGCTTGCCGGTTGAGCTATGCGTTGAGCGGCTTACTGTCACCGGCTTTGACGGCCCGGACGGTATCGGCGGCGATGATGGCCTGCTTGACGAGTGGTGGACATCTAACCGCATGGATGCGCTACAGTCGCAAGTCCATCGGGCCACGGCCAGAGACGGCGATACC